GTTTTCATCATAATAATTTCGATTAACGCCGCCTTTTGCATTCACGACTTGCGTAATAGAATTTGGTTCTTCATGCAGAACCGTTTTCTCAACGATTTTGACTTCTTTTCCGGAAGCAGTATAGACTATTTTGTCAAGAATTGCTCCATTTTGGTCACGATGTAAGGCAGAAAGCACACGGGTACAAACTTCCTTTGCCTTTTTAGCACGTTCTGCTTGCTCACTGGCACTGTACTTTGATTTATACTTACTTTTTTTCTTCTTTTTTATTATACCACTATCCTGCATATCTGTCAACAAAATCGCATCTGAATTGGAATGATTTTCAGCCGATTTTTTCTCATTCCGCCGCATCGTCTCCAAATCCGGCACCACAATATCAAAAAAGCATCTGCACCACGGATGCATGGGCGGGAAGTTTGTCCCCGGTGTCCGTTCTTTGATGGAAAAGGTCTGCCCACTCAACGCCCTGCAAATATCGCATTCGCTGCCATCCATGGTACAGGCAAACCGATACTGCGTAAAACTGGGGTCCTTTTCAAACGGCGTGATGGCAGCTTCACAGGACAGATACGTATCTTCCGTATACACCAGCCGTTCCGCCTGTTTTTTGGAAACACTGGTGAATTTCTGCCGCAGATTGTTTGCAAGCGTGTGGTAATTTTCACCCCGAATGATGCCGTTGACCACTTCCGTTTGCATCGTGCGTGCTAACTTCTGCCGGTTGTCCCAGATGCGTTCGGAAAAGTTCTTTCCCTCACACCAGCTGTTGCCAACCACCTTTTTCACCATATCGCTGTCGATTCGGTAAAACTGCTCTCCGAACCCGAGCAGCTCCGCAGAAAAATTCGCATACCGTGCCGCCTGTTTCAAAAAGAATGCGGTCAGCTGTTCCTGTTCCACCGCTCCGATTTCCAGCTGCTGCAACAAAATAGACGTTTGCAGTCCCTCTAAGCGGTTCAGCTTGTAAATGCTCTCCCGTACTGGCAGGAAATCCGCATATTCCGGATATTTCTCCGCAAACGCATTGCAATCCTGCATCAATAGCTGCACCTCTGCTGCGTCCAGCGTTTGCAGCAGCTGCCGATAGGCAAGCACATTGCCCTCCCCATATTGCGTGTAGTAGGCGGCAATCTGCTTTTCCAACGCTGCCGCTTCTCGTTCATAGTACGCTGCCAACTTGGAGAACAGCCGTTTTTCATCCTTTGCAAGAGAGGCGGAGAACTGCTGCTTTCGGTCGTTCCAGTAGTCCGAATTATTCCGTGCCATCGTCTATCCTGTCTGCACGAAGGGCGTCTTCCAGCACTGTGCCGTTTTCTCGGTCGATTTCTGTTATTTCCTGTTCCACGTTGTCCACAGCGGAAATGATTTTCAGCTGTGTTTTCTGGGATGTAATGCCTTGCATGGCAGCTGCTGTCTGCACCTCTTCGAGCAGATTTCTGGGGGCATTTCTGGTAAATTGATAGTCCAGCTGCATCCAGGCATCCGCCGGCATACCGGAAATGGGGTCGCTTGCAAGCAGCCGCCAACGCTGATTCATACCGGAAACAAATTTTCGCTCTTTCATCCGGCAGAGATTGTCCATGGAAAGCAGCTTGTACGAAAGGGCATTGCCAGTGGCGTTTCCAAATTCCTTGTCGCTGATATTGGCAACCATCGACAAATTGAAAATCTCCGTTTCCAACCGTTCCAGCAAATGTTCCTGTGTGGTGTCGGCGTTTGGTTTTTCCAAAAACTCCACGATCAATTGTTCTGTGAGTTCGGATTCCATGTTGATAATGCGATTCCGCCTTAACTGCTCTAAGGATTTTTCGTCCAGCTTTGCCCCTAAAATTTTCAGATACGCATCTGCAAAATAGTCCACATCGTTTGCCTTTTCCGAAATCGCCTTGTCATAGGCAAGAATCTGACTGACCACATGCTCAAACGCACCAGTTCGCTCCTCGTTTTCGATGTATTCAATCAGCGGCACACCTTTGAAAAAGTGATGCTTTTCTTCCATAAAATGCAGGCCGTTTGCATCCGAAAACGGAATTTCCACGGATTCTGTGAAAACGCTGCCATGCATGACGTTATCTTTATCGTAATAATACCGTACCCCATATAGCGGCTTTCTGGCAACCGTATCATCATACACCACAAATCCTTCGAGTGGCGTCAGATAAGTAATACAATGCCGTGGAATTTCATCCCGATACAGAAATTCATAGCCGCATCCATAAATACTGCAAATCTTGGACAGTTCTGCATTATTGTCATCCTGGTCGTTGTACTGTTCGATTTGCGTAATCGCAGCCGAAATGGCTTTGTCTGCACAGACGGTCTTGACCGGTTTCCCAATGAAATAGCCGTTCAGGGTATCCACAATGTATTTTGCAAAGTTGCAGACAATCCGATTATCCGGCTTGTAATCTTCTTTTTTGGGAGCAAAGAGAATCGGATGCCGCCCCTCGTACATCGCCTTGAGAAAACGATACCGAATGCAGTCCTGTTTGTGCCGTTCCAGCCATTCTTGCAACAGCTCCACCGTCAGCGGTGCGTCCGGCGATTCCATATAATAGCCGCTGTTGTATAAATAGAGATGATTGTTGAAAGATAATATTTCAGATTCTGTCAATCAAATCCCCCCCTTTACATCGTATAGAATTGCACCACCGTGCAAAATCGTGTTGACAAAATACCGGACATCATCCATGGCATGGTCGTTTGTCTTCAGTGGCGTATCCTTCTGCTGCTTTTCGTCCCAACGGTACAGGGAAAATTCCCGGATGCAGTCTTTGCAGCTTGGGGAAAAGAACAGCTTTCCATTTTGCAAATCTGTGGAAACTCGCCGAATGCCTTCCAATACATCGTTGTTGCCTTTACGGACATGGAACCCGTTGTGTACCAATTCTGCAATAAAGCTGGCAGCAGACGGGTCGACAATGACGGATTCTATTTTTCGATTTCCAGCCAGTTTTTTGATTGCCGATGCATATTGGGTGTTGGTCAATTGCTGTTTGGTATCCCGACCGCTGTAATACCATTCCGCAGCCCGATAGGCGGTGTGTCCGTCATAGCACCATAAGCCAGCAGAAAACGCATTCAGAGTGCCATAGTCCACAGAAATATACCATTTCCCCTGCGGATGTTCCAGCCGTCTGACGTGCTTTTCCTTGTCAAACTGCGGATAAATCAGCCCCTCCGCCACACACCACAGCCCCAGAATATACCGGTCATAGAACACACCACTGAACGAGGCTTCTGCATCGGCAATTTGTTCCGGTGATAAAATCGGATTGTCCTGCATGGTAAAGTGCAGATGAATGGCTTTCTTTTGTCTGGTATTGCAAATCCATTCCTTGTAAAACCAGTGTTCTGAGGATTCCGGATTGCAGTTAAACCAGTGCCGTGCATCTTGTTCTGACAGCGTTCTGGCGATTGCCTGGTCGACAAACGACTGTGGCATTAGAGCAACTTCATCAAAAAGGACACCACTTAGCGTGATGCCCTGAATGAGTGTATAACTACTTTCGTCTTTTCCTCCGAACACATAAAAGCGGTTGACTTTTTCGCCGTCCCGAATGGTCAGAAGGCTGTCACCACGGCGATAGGTTACATCATAATAATCGGTAATATCCACCATCGAAAGCAGCGGTGTGATGATGTTTCGTTCGGTACTGCTAACGGTTTTTCCACAGATGCCGAAATTCTTGCCATCAAAGAACCGCATTGCCCAGTGTACAAAGCCGATAATCATAGAAACGGTTTTGCCGGAACGTACAGAGCCATCGCAGATGATTGCTTTTTTATCCCGATACTGCGGCAGATGTGCCCATTTCATCACCAGTTTCTGCTTCGGTGAAAGCTTCGTAATTGGTTCCATCGTTGCCTCCTAATGTATCATATAGTCTGGATGTCTGCTTTTCCGGCTGCTGTTCCGATTCTGCTTTCTGCTGGATGCCTCGCTCTCGTAGTTCAAAATAGAGCCGGATTGCCTGCATATCGCCGTCCTGTATTTTGCGGCATAAAGCTTTCCAGACCATTGCAAGTTCTGCATCTGCATACTGAGAAACCAGACTATTCACCAGTGCGACAAAGTCCGGATTCCGCAGCCAGCGATAGAGGGTGCGTGGTGTCACACCGGCTTTTTCTGCAATATCCGATTTCGTACCGGAAAAGTCCGGATTTGCTAACAATTCTGCTGCAATCGCCATCCGTGCGTCAATTACGGTATTTTCTGAATTTGTGACATTTTGTGACATCCTCCTCCCTCCGTTTTTCAGGTATAAAAAATCCGGCAGGGGACACCTACCGGATTTCATTTTTCGATATTATCATTATAGCACACTGCAACTGTGCCAAACAAGGTCATTTTTTCAGCAATTCCATTGCAGCTTTATGCATTCGCTTCGATGTGCGTTCTGAAATATACATCATCTCATTGACCTGTTCCCATTTATAGCCGTCTATGTACCGATACCGCATCAACATCCGCAGATCGGATGGTAAGACAGAAATAGCACGCTCCACGCAAATGATATCCTGCATCAGATCTGCTTTCTTCTCCTCATACAGTGCAGACAGTTCTTCCAGCCGTTCTATGTACCGCTGCACCGCCGCTGCCGGCTCTCCCTTGCTCTTTGGCTCGCCCACATAGCAAACAGCCTTTGTGCTGCGTGCGTCCGCTCTGAGCGTCTCTATGCGTCTGCTGATTTGTTGTAATTCCCTTCGTTTTGCACTGCACTGCATCAGCGTTTCCTTTGTCATTTCCTGCACCTCACACAAAATATAGATTTTTACGGAAATTTTTATTCTTATTATACTATATTTTGTGGATTTTTTCAATAGTGTAATAAAAAATCATAACTGTGGAACATCATATTTTTTTCTCATATCCTTGCAATACTGATTTAAATCAATCGCATTCAGCGTGAGAATTGCATAGTAAGGGGTACAGATTTCCCGCTCCAACGTTTTGATTTTATACATTGCTTCCGGACTGCCGTCATAATTTTCCAATGCTCTGCGATAGCTATTCATCTGTTCCCGAACGATTTCCGATGCAAGGCGGACATAGGCATCATCTATCGAACAGATGTGCCGCTGATAAGCGTCTGCTTCTGGCAAATCTTCTCCGTTTTTGT